TTTCCTGAGTGGGCACCATTTGAAAGAAGAGAAGGTCGTCCGGCATCACCGGATAGAGGTCCTGAAATTCTTTCTCAAACAAAGAAGGATGCATCAGGTAAAGATGTCCTTCAAAATGGTAACATCATTATTAAAACTGCAAATCATTTTGTCATTATCCAAACGGATGGTGGATCTGATAAAGCATTAATAGCGATGAAGTCTACTCAACTTAAGGTGAGTCGAGGATGGAATTCTATGATGAAAAGTATCACAGAAAAAGGTAAAAGTGGTACTTTCAATCCGCCATCTTTTAGTCACATCTATCAGCTACGGTCTGTAGAAATATCAGGAAATTTTACTTGGTATGGCTACGCTGTAAAACTTTTAAGAAAAGTAGATAATGTAGATCTTTATCAGCACGCTAAAGCTTTTCACGCTTCAATAAAAAGTGGACAAGGCAAAGCAGCAGAGAAAGACGACGTAAATTTCTAAGTTTCACCTAGGGTGAATCTAGGGGCGGTAGCGGGAGACTTAAGCCGCCCCACTTAAAGGGATGTATGATAGATGAATTTATAAAATTATTTTCTGGACTCAAAGAAAATTTTGGTCAAATTAAGTTACAAGCCAAAGTAGAGTTTGATAAAGAAAGAAATAAGATTAAACCAGAGTATATCTGGTCTAAACAGGCTATCCTTCCTCAACACTATCAACAACATATCGACGGAAAAATATCAATAGGCATTCAACCTTGTACTAAAGAGGGTAAAGCATCTTTTGGCTGTATTGATGTAGATCCTGAGAATTATAAAGATTTTAATATAGTCCTTCTGCTCTCTTATATAGAGAAATATAAACTTCCCATGGTCCCATGCCGATCTAAAAGTGGAGGATTACATATTTATTTATTTTTAACAGAAGCCATCAGCGCTCAAACTATGCGTGATGCCTTGGCATCTATCCTTCTACCTCTCGAATTAAAAAGAACCACTGAAATTTATCCAAAACAAATTGAACTAGAACCTGACGAACACGGTAATATGTCTGGAAATTTTATTAATCTTCCTTACTTTAATCATACAAAAACTAAGCGATATGCTTTAGATAAAAATAATACTGCTCTATCCCTAGAACAATTTATTAAAATAGCTATAACTTCCCGTGTCTCCCCAGAGGAACTAGATCAACTCATCACCCGAGTTGACACAGAAATTTTAATGGGCGGAGATCCAGAATTTGAGGATGGTCCCCCTTGTCTACAGAGACTTTCTAAAACTAAAATTGGAGATGGACGAGATCGCTTTATGTTTAATTACATGGTGTTTGCCAAGAAAAAATATAAAGAAAATTGGCCAGATAAAATTAATGAAGCTAATAAATATTTTGCAGTTCCTTGGCCTCTTAAAAAAATTAATGACAAAATAAAATACTGGACTAAAGAAACAGCCAATCATACTTGTAATGATGAAGTCATTTCCAAAGTATGTATGAAACATATTTGTGTTAAAAGAGCTTTTGGAATTAAATCAGATACCACTTCAGCATTTCCGCTTTTCTCTGGGCTTCAGGTGATTATGAGCACGACTCCTAAACTACGTTTTACAGTTGAAAAACCAGACGGCAAACCTGTGCAATGCGAAGCCTCCAATTCTGAAATCTTTACAACTCAAAAGAAACTTTTAGACTTAGTTTGGTTACAAGCAGGTTTTTATCCTGATCCTCTGTCCCCTAAACAATATCGAGCCTTTTTAAATCTAGTCATGAAAACTGTAACGCGTGTCTTTCCAGCTACAGGGACCGATATTAAAGATCAACTTTATCAACATCTTTACACCTATTGTATTAACTCCGCTCAAGCTAAACAACGAACGGACATTAGAGGAGGACTCTGTTGGACGGAAGAAGGGTATCATCATTTTCTTTTTTCTTCTTTTTTCGAAACGCTTCCTCTTAAATGGAAATTAGATTCTCGAGATACTGGCATTATCATGAAAGAAGAACTAGGAGTCGAAGATGATGTTTCCTACAATATAGACAACAAGACCCAAAAAGTTTGGCGTCTTAAACAAATGAAAGTAGATCAAATTGAATTTAAAAAGCCACAAAGAACGGAATCTAATTACTAATGAATTATAAAGTCATTGGTCCTCCAGGAACGGGAAAAACAAAAACGTTATTAGAAAAAGTAATTGAATATAAAAATGCAGGGACGCCTCTGGAACGTATTGGTTATTTTGCTTTTACAAGAAAAGCCGCATACGAAGCAAGAGACAGGTTTCTAGAAGCTTTTCCTGAGTTACAGAAAAAAGATATTAAATATTTTCAAACCCTACACTCGTTAGCTTTTAATTATCTGGGATTAAAAGAAGAAAATGTCATGCAGGAAGAACACTATAAAGCCATAGGAGAGGAATGTGGATTAAGAATTAAATACGCGACCTATGAAAAAAATGAACACAATGGAATCTTTACTTCTAACAGCGAATACTTAACGATCATTAATTTAGCCGGGGTTAAACGAATTAATGTTTTAGATCAACTAGACCGAAATGAACATCTTGGAAAAATTGAAAGAGATAAACTTCAAATTGTTGAGAAACATATTGAGGATTATAAACAATCCTATGGGTTGATTGACTACAATGATATGATTAAAAAATTTACAGCCCAACAACAATCTCCCTCGTTTGAAGTTATTTTTGTTGATGAAGCACAAGATCTTTCGCTTCTTCAATGGGATATGCTGAAACTTCTACAACAAAATAGTAAAGATGTTTATATAGCAGGAGATGATGACCAGGCTATTTTTGGATGGGCGGGTGCTGATGTTGATTCTTTCATTAAATTTGATGCCATTGAAATCCCCCTTAAACAATCTAAACGAGTTCCTATCATAGTGCACCAACGAGCTCTTCTGCGATTAGATAATATTAAGTCAAATCGACTAGAAAAACCATGGAATACCCCGACGTCTGAAAAAGGAACTCTAAAAATCTTCTTTTCTATTGATGCCATCAATATGCTGAAAGGAGATTGGTATATTTTAGCTCGAACCAATAATCTTCTTACTCCTATTATTAAGAGTCTTAAAAAACGAGGACTTTATTTTGAAACCAAACAAGGGCGTAGTATTAGTGAATCTTTATACAAAGATATTCTTAATTGGGAACAATGGAAAAAAGGAAGTAAGCTTAATACAATAGAAGTTCAAAGACTCTTAGAACGTTTTGATAAAAAATTTAAAGAAACTGAGGATAAATTATTTGAGCTCTCGGATTTAAAGACAAAATATAAATTAAATTCACAACTACAGTGGTACGACGCTTTTACAGCTGTGGCACCACATACCAAAACCTATATTCGAGCTATGAGAAGTAATGGAGAAGATCTTCGTCTTAAACCAAGAATTAAAATTCTTACTCTTCATGGCTCGAAAGGAGGAGAAGCTACGAACGTAGTGATTCTTCAAGATCAAACCCGCAACACTATAAAAGGAGCAACGAAAACTGCCATGAAACGAGATGAAGAACAAAGAGTCTGGTACGTCGGTCTTACCCGATGCAGCAAGAATTTATTTTTAATAAGATGTAAAGATCGAAGTAAGGAGTTCAAAATATGAAAGTATACAAAAAACAAATTGGAGGATCTCACTATAAAGATATGAAAATCCAACCGGCTCAATTTATAAACGAAAATAATTTGCCTTTTGCAGAAGGGAATGCTATTAAATATATCTGTCGACACAAGCATAAAGGAGAAGTTCAAGATCTAGAAAAAGCAAAACATTATATAGATATGATTATTGAAAGAGATTATGGCGATCACACTAAACCTTTACCTCACGGGTTTACTTTAACCCCATCTAAAGATCCTGACATGACTCCGATGACCGAAGAAGAAGAATATCGTAATGCAGGCATCACTAAAGAAGAGGCACAAAAGAAATGATGCAGTTCCCATTATTCCAAGCTCAAACAGAATGGGTCAAGCCAGAAAAATTTCCTGATTTAACCAACCGTCAAGAAGTTGCTATTGATTTAGAAACTTCAGATCCAGATTTAAAAACAAGAGGATCAGGATCCATTATTGGAAATGGAAAAGTCGTAGGCATCTCTG